AAATACAACTACCCCCTTCCCCCCGGAAGGGGGAAGCGGGCAGGGTTCTAAACCTGAAAAGCGGAAAGCAATTCGCATCGACTACGAATCCTTCCTGAACGCCTACAACACCGAAGTCGGTGACAGACTTCCACATGCTGTTGCGGTCAACGAGAAACGTAAACGCCGCCTGAAGAAAATCATCCCGCAACTGAAAACGCCAAATGTGGACGGTTTCAGAGCGTATGTCAGGGCGTTTGTGCATCAGGCCAAGCCGTTTTACTTCGGAGACAACGACACGGGCTGGACGGCTGATTTTGATTACCTGCTGAGGGAAGACTCGTTAACGGGAGTTCGGGAAGGGAAGTTTGCAGACAGGGGGATTGCATGAGACAGGATATCGAAGCGAGCGTTATCGGTGGCCTGCTGATTGGCGGATTGACGCCGATGGCGAGCGAGGTTCTAGCGACGCTGGAGCCTGAGTCGTTCACCATCCCGCTATACCAGAAAGCCTTTCGCGTTATCCAGAAGCAAGCCCGCAACCGGAACCTCATCGACATGCTCATGGTGGCGGAAGAGTGCGGCGACGAGCATTTCGGCGACATCATCGAGACTGCAAAGTCATGCCCCAGCGCGGCGAACCTGAAAGGGTATGCTGGCATGGTCGCGGACAACCATCACCGGCGCCTGGTTTTGCAGCTGATGGATGAGATGCGAGGCCCAATCCAGAACGGCACTATCGACGCATCCGGCCAGGCGATGGATGAGCTGGTAAAGCGGCTATCGGCTATCCGCAAGCCACGCGACGAAGTCCGGCCTGTTCATCTGGCAGATGTGATTAACGAGTACGCCGATGTGCTGGAAAAGCGCCAGCGCAACGGGGAAGAGTCGGACACGTTGAAGACCGGGATTTATGAGCTGGATGCGATCACCGGCGGCATGAACGCGCAGGACCTGGTAATTATCGCGGCTCGTCCGGGGTGCGGTAAAACAGAGCTGGCGCTGAAGATTGCCGAAGGCGTTGCAAGTCACACAATGCCTGGCGGTGAGAGCCGCGGCGTTCTGATCTTCAGCATGGAGATGAGCAACCTTCAGATAGCAGAGCGAAGTATCGCCGGCGCCGGAATGTTGCCGGTAAACGCGCTGCGTAACCCTGCTCGACTCGACGATGAAGGCTGGGCCAGAATCTCTAACGGCATTTCAGCTCTCATTGGTCTGGATGTGTGGCTGGTTGATGCGTCGAGCCTGACCATCGAGCAGATCCGCTCTATCGCAGAGCGTCACAAGCAGGAGCACCCAAACCTTTCGCTCATTCTTGCCGATTACCTCGGGCTGATTAAGAAGCCAAAGGCAGAGCGTAATGACCTGGCGATCGCACACATATCCGGGAGCCTGAAGGCAATGGCGAAGGACCTGCGAACGCCGGTTATCTGCCTTAGCCAGCTTTCTCGTGATGTGGAAAAACGCCCCAACAAGCGACCAAACAACTCTGACCTGCGCGACTCCGGCAGCATCGAACAGGACGCCGATTCAATCATCATGCTCTACCGCGAGGCGGTGTATGACGAGAACAGCCCGGCAGCACCATTCGCAGAAATCATCGTCACCAAAAACCGCTTCGGCTCACTCGGCACCGTGTATCAGCGATTTGTTCATGGTCACTTCACACCTTGCGACCAGGACGAAGCCCGCCAGAAATGCACACAGGCCGCCGCGCCGAAACAGAAGGGCCAGCGTTACGCGCTGCCTGACGTCTAACCGAACATCACAAGGATTAACCATGAGCAAGGCAACCACAACGGCGGCGCTTCAGAGCGCAGCGCTGAAGGAGTTCTCTGCGCGAAATCAGCGTTACTGGTCAGCTTCAAGCCTGCCGACGCGCGAGAAGGTAAAGCACCGGAAGCCGCTTAAGGCATACCGCCGCGACCGGGTTATGAACGCCATTCTTCGCAGGGATATCAACCGCAAGATTGAAGTCGCCCGCAACAAAATCATCGCCAGCATTGGAGGGAAGAAATCATGAGCACTATTAGCACAGAGCAAGCCAAAGACCTGCGTAACGCATTTGAATGCTGGCAGCAGGACTATGACCCGGTAGAAGACAAAGAGCAGTACGAGATGTTTGGTCTCGGCGTTGTGGCGATGGATGAGCTTCTGGCGCTGCGCAAAGAGCGGGAGGAGATGCGGGTATGAGCATCATAATGCTGGCCTTCATCGGCCTGTGCTTCATGTTCGAGGCCATCGTTAAGCAGGACGGCCTGATGTTCACTGACGCACTGATTCTGCTGTGCAGCGCATTCGTATTGGCTAAAGAGGAGAAGCGTCGTGGATAAGAGCAGAGAGCAGTTTCAATCATGGTGGGAAGAATGGTTCGGAGAAGCGCCCCTGACGCCATGGAATGAGTTGTGGTGTGGTGATGGATATTCTGCGGAAGATATCGACCATATGTGGGAGGCGTGGCAAGCATCCCGCGAGACGGTGCAAGTAGAAATCCCGGAAGTGGAAAAGTGGCGCACACCAGAAGCGGTAAGGGCGCAAAGGGCGATGTTGGTGCTTGTTAAGCAAGCTATCAGTGACGCCGGTCTCAAGGTTAAGGGGGAGTGATGACCGCTGAAGAACAAAGAAAGTTCATCATGTCTCTGTGCGAACAAATGAGAACGCGACAAATTCCCGACCTGATGCAGTTGTGGCGGGAAGCTGAGGAGGGATACCGCCGGCAAATAAGTCAATCTGGCTTTTCAAATTGCACATCAGCACGCAAAACAGGACATAGCCTATACACATATTGAGGCGCGCCATGAGGAAACAAACGTTTGAAATCCGAACACCGCTAGTCCAGCAAAACGCCATCCGCACCATCCAGCAGCTTTACCCCGACCCGGAAAGACCTCTCATCGTGACCATTCAGGAAAAGACGCGCTCAGTAGAGCAGAACAAACGTCTTTGGGCCACGCTGCGCGATGTTTCGGAGCAGGTCGTATGGCATGGCATGAAGCTGGATAGCGAAGACTGGAAACACATCTTCACGGCGGCGCTTAAAGGCCAACGCTCGGCACCTGGCATCAACGGCGGCTTTGTCGTTCTTGGACAGTCGACCAGTAAGATGAAAGTCAGCGAGTTTAGTAAGCTTCTGGAGTTGATTTACGCATTCGGCGCAGAGAGAGGCGTCCAATGGAGTGAAGACGCTCAAGAAGCTATTGAGTGGGCCAAACGAACTGGAAGGAAGGTGGCAGTATGACAGACAAATCAAACACGCCAGTTGAGATAAAAGACCTCTGGCAAACCCCGCCTGAAATATACAGGGCGTTACGGAGCGAGTTCCCGTTTTTCCTTGATGCGGCTGCAAGCCAAAGTAATGCGCTTTGCACCAGGTTCATTGATGAAAAGGAAAACACTCTCGAAGCGAATTGGCTATCGAAAATGCCGATCGGAGTAGGCCGGGCTTACGCATGGCTGAACCCACCATACAGCGCGCCCATGCCTTTCATTAAGAAAGCAGCACAGGAGAATGCAGATCACAGTGTTGGCTGCGTGATGCTTCTGCCTGCTGATACCTCTGTCCAGTGGTTCAAAGAGGCTATCAAGACAGCGCATGAGGTCAGGTTCATTACTGGCGGGCGGCTCTCATTTCTGAACGCAAGCACGGGCAAGCCGGTAAACGGCAACAACAAAGGCTCAATGCTCATCATCTGGCACCCATGGCCGCGTGCTGGCGAATGCCGAATGACGACCGTTGAACGTGATGAGCTAATGGCGTATGGCAGAAAACGCCTGGAGGCGCTGAAATGCGAAAACGAAAAAGCAGCATAGTCGCTGTAATGGAAAACTGCATATTCATCGTCCGACCCCGCCGCAAGAAGAAACCTGAATTACCTCCCTCTCAAATCCCAACGTACGCGTATACAGCCCACCTTGCTGATGTCCGGTGGCTGCGTCAACGCGCCAGGAGGAAGCATGACAGCTGAATACGAGTACGCAGAGCGTTTCGCCGACATAATGGAAGACATGCAGGGCGATGGCGTGGATGCCATGAACATCCTGATGAATTACCTGATGGGCTTCGTCGAGCAGATGAGCTAAGGCGAAGAGGACAAGGGGCTCATCTGGCAACTGGAAGACAAAGAGCTGGTTATCACCATTGAGCCGGCAGAGACAAACACAGCGAGGCTGCACTGATGGACTATTCAAAGTTAAGTGACCGGGATATTGATGCCCTGGTTTTGCAGCAAATTTATGGCAATCAGGCCAGTGACAAAGACATCGTGCGTTCCTGGTTGCGAGGCGGATTTAAATACACGACCAACCCCGCCGACGCATGGCCGATTATTCAGGACAATCGTATTAGTTTGGTTATCGATGATACGACAAATGAATGGTCATCGGCTCTGGTTAATGACTTTTCTGAAGACAGCGCATTCCAGCATTCCAACGCCAATAAAAACCCTCTGCGTGCGGCGATGATTACTTTCCTCATGATGCAGGAAAGCCAACATGCTTAACCCCACCCAAACCCAAGCATACGAGCAGCAGAGCATAGCCAGAGCTCTCTGCGCAGGATGCAGCAAGCAGCTGGAGCCGGATGAAACCTACGCATGCGGCGAGTGCATCAACGAATGGCTTGTGTATCGAGACCCCAATCATTTTGTGGCGGAGAATGAAGATGAAAGCTCATCGTCGGCGTTGTAAAAACGAAGAGTGCAGGGAATGGTTCCACCCGTCATTCGCTAACCAGTGGTGGTGTGGACCAGAGTGCGGCGCAAAGATAGCGCTGGAGCGACGAAGCAGGGAACGCGACAAAGCACTCAAAGCAGCAGAGAAGAAACGACGAAGAGAAGAACAGCAGCAGAAAGACAGACTCAAGATTCGAAAGCTCGCCTTAAAGCCCCTCAGCTACTTCCATAAACTCACTCAGCAGGCATTTAACGAATACATCCGCACAAGAGATGCAGGCAGTCCATGCATAAGCTGCGGCAGGCTTACGGGCGCAAAAATGAACGCAGGCCATTTCAGGACGGTCGCGGCTTCTCCGGAAACCCGGTACGACGAAACCAACTGTCACATCCAATGCGAACACTGTAATTCGTACCTGTCGGGGAATATCGGAGCATACCGCCCGAGGCTCATCGAAAAAATAGGGAATGAAGCCTATGAAAAATTGATGGGTCCGCACGAGAAAAAGAAGTGGACGCGTGAGGATTTGCAGGAGCTGGCAAGGCACTACAGACAGAAAACCAAAGCACTGCGCAACAGCCGGGAGGAGGCCGCATGATCGAAGTAAGCAGAGAGGTCTGCGAGGAATATCTGGACGCCCTGGTGACCGTCGAGTTAGCCGCAAAGCTGGCGCAGAAGGACGGACGCAAAATCAACGCGGCCATACGCGCAACGGTTAGCGCTTTGATGCCACGACTTAGCGACCGGAAAGTCAGGGGCATATTCACCGGCTTGGCACGTCAGCCATTCCCGGACGGTGCGCTCAAGATGCTACGCCGACAACTCGATTCAATGGTAGGGGAGCCAGTATGAGCACAGTAACCAGTATCGCATTAGCTCAGCAGCGCCAAAAAGACCGCGAGATGCTTGAGACTATCGAGTGGCAGCTTAACAACGTTCACGAGACGGAGAAGCGTCTGATGGAAATGCGCCGGGAGCTTGTAAATCGGCTCGGCATCAATAAGCCCGAGGGAGGCGATGCAGCATGAACCTAGAAAACGCACTAAAGTATCACTTCGCTAAATCGACCATGATAAGCGACTCCCCGAGAGCCACGGCATCAGACGCATTGACCGGCACTGATATCATGGCAGCTCAGGGAATGGTACAGAATCGCGCGCAGATGGGCTTTGCGGCGTTTATGGGGAAAATGGGCGTCAGCAGCAATGACCGTGAGAAAGCTATTGAACTGCTGACCCTGTATGCAATTGAGCGCTGCGATAAGGTTGCCGCCTTGCGCAAGCTCGAAAGTGATATTAAGCCAAAGGTAATGCAAGCGCTCGCAACTTACGCGTTTGAGGATTACTCACGCAACGCCGGGACTACCCGGCAATGTGAATGCTGCAATGGCGCAGGCTTCATTCATGCGGAAGTCGTGACCATGAAGCACATTGGCCGTCCGAATCTTGCAGCCAGAAGGGAGCAGGTGAAAGTGCTGTGCCAGAAGTGTAAAGGGAAGGGTGTAGTTTCGACGGCGTGCTCAGACTGCAAGGGACGAGGGAAGGCGATAAATCAGGAGGAGACGGAAAAGCAGGGCGTTCCTGTGATATCTGACTGTAAACGCTGCGGTGGCGTAGGTTTTCCTCGCCTGCCATCTACCGAGGCCTTTGCTGCCGTATGCCAGATTACTGATGCCATCTCACTCGATACGTGGAAGAAGTCAGTTAAACCTTTCTACGACGCTCTTATCATCAAGTTTGAGGTGGAAGAATCGTGGGCTGACGCACAGTTACGAGAAGTCACCAGGTAAAAACCGAAAATAGCGAATTAATTTGTCGTGCGCTATTTACTTTTCCCGAACCTGCGGATATGATTTCTAACAGTGGAAGTTGCGCTCGTTGTTAAGCGCTAAAAACATTAAGCCCTGAGTTAATAGCTCGGGGCTTTTTTATTGGCGAAATCCGGTAAGGGTATTGACTTGGTAATCCAGGATAGTTCCGGCTGGTCAATGGGGTCAGTGCTCTTTCCAGTTTTCGTCACGTTAGCGACTTTGCGGACTTTTTAGAAACTGACCACAAAGATAAATGCAAACGATGATTTGATGTTGATGGCGGCGTAACAGCCTTAAATCACGGGGTCTTCCGACTCCCCGCTACCAAATTCGGCGCATTGTTATCCCGTGATGTGATTAATAAAACGGGGTCACTAATTTT